TCTATCAACACCTACGCCATAGGTTTCCCCTTCCGCATCACCACCGACTACTACACCGACAGTGAGATCCCTGACCGGATCGAGTTCGCTCAGTGCGTCCTTGCTGTTTACCTGAACAACAACAAGGACGGAATGGCGCTGAGCGGATTGGAGGATTACAAGTCAGTCAGCATCGGCAGCCTTAGCGTTACAACTGCCGGCGCTAGCTCCAGTGCTACAGGCGCTGATCGCGTACCGCCCTTATATGAGCGGTATTTGACAGGGATTAGAATCAGTGGACCAGGTAACTTTTCCATCCGCCGGAGCTGATCGTGGAAGACATTTACAACATTGGTTTTGAGTACATCAGCGACACCGCAGCTCACGTTGGCAGGTTCGGCAAGCTTTACGCATTGGCCGATGCTGTGATTGCATCCGCAGTGATCCAAAACGCTAGTGGCAATGCGTTCACATCCGTGCCGCTTGCGGCTGGTGACGAGGTCTACGGTGTCTTCACCAGTGTCACGCTGGCATCCGGCAAAGTCGTTGCATACAGGATCTGATCATGAGTGATACAAACTTTTTTGGCATTAACTATTCTATTGGCGCCACCTTTGTTGGGGACAGCAGCACTCGTACCGGCAGATGGGGTGCCATTCATTTCACGACTAATACTCAAATTGATACAATCATTGCGCAGAATTACGACGGCACCACGTTGTCCGGCCAGTCATTCAGCGCAGCAACAACTCTCTACGGCGTATTCACCAGTATCAAGCTGCAAAATGGGCACTGCGTTGCCTATAAGCTCTGATGACACTTGCCACTTCGCTGCGTAAAGTTGCAAGCAAGCTGATGAGCAAGTTTGGCGGTGTTGCCACTATCCGCAGGGTGACAACAGGCGCCTACAACACCAGCACTGGCACCGTCAGTGAGACCACGACCGATACTGCAGTGCGTGGCGTGCTGGAAGATGTCAATTTGCGTGAGGCTAATGATCTGATTCAGGCAAACGACAAGCGGCTTTTGATCGCTGCGGCTGACATTGCAAATCCACCTACCACTGCCGACGAAGTGCTCATTGGAGCGATCACGCATCAGGTGATCACGGTGCGCACCATCGAGCAGGACAACACCCCGATCACTTACGAGTTGATCTTGAGGGCATAATGGCACGCACGATCCAGGTTGGTGATATTGGTGATTACGCCCAGCAGCAGTTTGAGAAGCTGTTGCGGACAGCAGTATTTGAGACTGAACTACGGCTGAAACAAGCCAGTCCTGTCGATACGGGACGCTTTCGCGCTAGCTGGGCAACCGGGCAAAATACAGCAGGTAATTACGATGGCTTTGCCCAACAGCCAGCGACGGGAGAATATAAAGAATCAAGCAATCCGCCCAAAGATCCAAGTCTTGAGCGTCGCATCAGCATTGGATACCAAGCCGGACAAGAAAAGCTAGGCAACGTCTACAGCGTGCACAATAATCTGCCGTATGCCGAAAGATTGGCTAGAGGGCACAGTAAGCAGACATCGGGCGCCGTTGGCGGCCAAGCTGGCTGGGTAGAAGGCATCGCCAAAGACATCCAAGGCTTTGTGCGCGTCAACGCTGACCGCATCGGGAGGGAATCATGAGCAGCACTTACAACGACGTTCGCGCTGCCATTGAAGGGCGCATTGCAACGCAGATGGCCATAGCGCCTGCCTATCCGGTCAGCTATCAAAACGTGCCGTTTACGCCGCCCAACAACACGCCATGGGTGCAGGTGTTCATCCGCTTTGGCGACAACAGCTACGCCACGCTGCTGCCGACTGGCGGCGTTGGCTTTAACCGCCAGACTGGCACGCTGGTAGTCAATGTCTTTACACCGCAGGGTCAAGGCACTGCTGCTAATTTCACCATTGCAGAGCGGCTGAAGGATTTGTTTGATCGCGCCAAGTTTTCTAGCATTATCTTTGATGCAGCCTCAGGGCCAGCGCAAGTAACGCCAGCAGCACCTGAGCCTTACTTTCAAACTCAGCTAACTGCTACGTTTGAAGCGTATTTAGACTAACGGTAGCCAATACCGTTCACAACATGGCTGTCACTGTTTTGTCCGGTACGTCCGGCGCCCTTTACTACAAGCCCGCTGGAACCACCGGAACATTCGGTGAGTCTGGGGTCAATACTTCAACTGAAACCATCACCGTTGAGCCTTACCTGAACTTCAAGGTTGGCGATCCGGTCAAGTTCCGCGTGGTCAACAGTCAGTCTGGCGAGTCCGGCACTGGCACTTTGCCTGCTCCGATCTCGGCGGCTACCACCTACTACGTGCTGAGCTACAGCGCAGCTACTGGCGCGTTGACCGTATCCACTGCCGCTGGTGGCACCATCCTGCCTATCACTGACGACGGCACTGCTGCGGCACCCAACGAGTTCGAGGTGTATTACGCCGACTACGCCGCCGTTGGCCAAGTGCAGTCGTGGAGTTTTGAAATCAGCCGCGCTGAGATCGACGTGACCACCATCGGCCAAACCGCTGGGCAGTATGCGCCCTTCCGCGCCTACATCCCTGGCTTTGCCGATGGCAATGGCACCGCCAGCATCTATGTGACCAACGAAGACAGCGCACTGTCCAATCGCATGGTGGAAGACGTGCTGCAGCGTCAGCAGGTTGGCTGTGCCTTCAAGCTGTACACCGACAAGCAAAGCAGCGAAGCTCTCAGCCGCTCCATTGCTATGGATGCCGTGCTGCTGACCGCCAGTCTGAACATCAATCCTGATGACGCCCAGATGGTGGAGATCACCTTCCGCCCAGCCGGTGCTCCTAGCTTCGATTTCAGCACCTCTGCTTGATCGCTGATTGCCCCTAGTTGCACTAGGGGCTTTTTTGCGATTAAAGTATCAATGAACTGAACATTTTTTTTGCATGGCTTCTGCCAATTCATCCATGCGTGCGCTTGATCGCCTGAAGAAGGCAGCGAACCTTACGCCGATCAAGAAGCAAGTCGAGCTGAGCGATGGCGATGTGTTTGAGTTTTACTGCAAGCCGCTGACCATGGCTGAACGCGAGCGGGCGCAGAAGGATGCTGGCTCAGATGAGGCAACTGCGTTTGCGTTGCAGCTTTTGGTCTCCAAAGCATTGGATGAGAACGGGCGCCCATTGTTTCGCGCTGGTGAGATTGCTGAGCTGAAAAACGAAGTGCGTGATGCAGACCTGCAAAGCTTGATGCTGGCAGTGCTGACCGATAAGCACGACGTGGAAGAGGTCGACGCAAAAAACTGATCAAGCTGGTTAAACAGGATCATCTGCTCAGGCTGATGATGCGCTTAGCCAGAGATCTTGGATACACGCTTCTGGAGCTGTCGGAGCGCCTTACCTACGAGGAGCTGCAGCTTTGGGGGTTGATGTATCAGGTGGAATACCAAGAAGCGGAAGAGTCAAGCCAAAAAGCTAGTCGGCGTAGAATGTAAGGAACCAGTTGGCGGATCATGTCAGTCGTAGCAAATGTTGCGATTAACGTTGATGCCGCCAACGCGATCCAGCAGCTCAACCGCGTTAAGACCGCCGCCACTGATGTACAGGGCGGCTTTAACGCAGCAGCAACCGGCGCAAAGGGCTTAGGCGGTGCATTGCAGGCTGCGCTTGGCCCGCTGCTGACGATCACAACGGCATTGACTGCCGTCAAGGCTGGGCTAGACACTGCGTTTGAGCGTGGCGCAGCAGAGCAGCGGTTACGCAACCTCACCAGCGGCACAGACGAGTTCAACGCCGCAATGGCGCTGGCGGCTGATACGTCGGCAAAATTTGGACTGACGCAAACAGAGTCAACCAAAGCGCTAGCCGATGTTTACGGTCGATTGAAGGGCGTTGGTTTTGGCCTGCAAGAGACTGGCCAGATCTATCAAGGCTTTAATGCCATTGCATTGCAGTCCGGTCTTGCTGGCGCAGAAGCAGCGGGCGCATTCTTCCAGCTCAGCCAGGCACTAGGCAAGGGCAAGCTGAACGGTGATGAGTTTGTCATTGTTGCTGAGCGGATGCCGCAGTTGCTTGACGCAATTGCGCAGACCACCGGCAAGAGCCGTGGTGAGCTGCAAGGCATGGCGCAAGACGGCAAGATCACAAGCCAAGTCTTGTACGAGGCATTGTCCGGTGCAGCAGGTGCATCCGAAAACTTAAACGACAAGCTGACAGCACAACAGCAGACATTCAACAACCTGCGGCAGGTAACGGATCAACTGCTCAACAGCATCGGTCAAGTCTTTGCACCTGCTGTTGTTGCTGGCGCTCAGGGTTTGGCGACTGTCGGGCAGATGCTTGCCGACTGGTGGAGCTATCTGGGGAATGTGATCTTTCCCAAGGTCTATGAAGCAATCCAGCCTGTCATTGCATCACTGCAAGCAGCATTCAAAGACATTGACTTTGACGCTATTCGCGTAGCGATTCAAAGCATCATGATCAAGGGCTTTGAGAATGCCATTGTTGTCATTAGCAATTTCTCGAAGGTTCTTGCATTTGTCATTGATAGCTTCAAGGCGCTATCGCAGAATCCTGTCTTTCAATTCATCGCTGAGCAGGTTGGGCGCCTTGCTGGCTTCCTGGGGCTGACTAACGACAAGGTGGGCGAGTTCAAGCAAAAGCAAGATGAGGCAACACAAGCGGCCGCAGCAACAGTCAAGCAATACTCAGGCTTGCCGCCTCAAATTGAAGATGCAAAAGCAAAGCAAAAAGAATTAAATGCCGAGTTTCAAAGAGCTAAAGATGCGCTAAGCGATCAATCGGCGCTAAGAGAAAAGCAACTAAATAATGAAGTAAAGATCAAAGAGGCAAGCGACGATACAGTTGGCGCCGCGGATGCAAGGCTGCGCAAAGTTGAAGAAGAGTATGGTCAGAGGCAATCCGCGGCGCCAAC